CGACTTTTTAGAAGAGGCAACGCCAGACTTAAAGAAGGCAAGGATGCGGCCGACTCAGTAGAGCCACCATACCAACAAATGCACATAGTTAATGACGCAGGAGAAAGCACATTCGATGGAACACCGAGAAATAATTTATTTGGATACTACATGCAACAACATGCAAACCCGGATTTCTTATTAAAATTAGATATGAACATAAAAGGTGATCCATGGTATTTAGGCTCACCATTTACAGGATCATCTAAGCCAGTAGTTAAAATGTCGGAACATACAGATGACTCAAATAGTAATTATGTAGTTTATGATAAAAGAGATAATTTAATATTATTTGATATGCAATCCCCTAGACTATTTGATTTTGATGTTGACGAAGAAGACAACAATACTGGTTATTGGTCACAAGAAGGAACAGCATATTTTATATCTGGTGTATACTTTTTGATTAAAGCAGTAAGTAAATTTTCAGGTGGAGTGTTTACACAAGAATTAGGACTAACTAAAAATACTGCATTGAAGTTAAGTAAACTAGAGAAAAAAGTAGACGCCGCAGAACAGCATAATGATAGGCAGTCAGCATTGGACAACGATAATGGGTAGACCAACTAAAACAAGAATTAATAAAAAGAGTAATAATAACCCTAAAACTAAGCAAAGGGTTGGCTCTAATCGTATTAGTGGTATCTATATAGGCGAAGTTATTAATACAATTGATGTAAGCAGAACTGGTCGAATAAAAGTCTTTATTTCAACACTATCGCAAGAGAAAAATGATAAGTCAGGTTATTTTGATGCAATTTGGACATCACCATTTGCAGGTAGCACTAATCCTAGAAAAATTGGAAAAGAATTTAAAGATCCGGATCAAACAATAAGTTCATATGGTATGTGGATGGTTCCTCCCGATTTAGGTAACCAAGTATTAGTTGCATTTGGAGACGGCAATACAAAATTTTGCTTCATAATAAGTTGTTTATATCCTGACATGTATGCTAACATGGTTCCGGGTATTCCTGCAGGTAAGAACTATCAAGACCTTGGTAAATTGTTGCCCACAGTAGAAAAGAATAAAAAGACTGCTGATATAACGCACAACGATACTTTTAGACCAGTTTCACATACATTATCAGAGTCAATAGTAAAACAAGGGTTAGTAACCGACGGAGTAAGGGGTGCAACATCAAGTGGCTCAAGACGCGAATCACCAAGTGAAGTGTTTGGGTTTTTAACACCAGGAACAAGAAAATCAGATATTACAAAAGATGATAAAGATTGGAATGTTAGATTAAGTGGACATCAATTTGTAATGGATGATTCTTCAGACAATAAACAAATTAGAATTCGAAGTTCTGAAGGCAACCAAATTTTATTAGATGATAATGAAGGTATAATTTACTTAATTAATAAAAGTGGCCGTGCTTGGGTTGAAATGAATTCGTTAGGAGATATTCATATATTTGGTGAAGGCTCTATTAATATGAGAGCAAAACAGAATTTTAATTTAAGAGCAGATCATAATATTAATATTGAAGCCGGAAAAGATATACACCTTAGAGCCGCTGGAGACATGACTGGTGATGAATATGTAGGTGAAGGTGAAGGTTCCGGTGGACAAATTTGGGTAGATGCCGCAGGTGAAATAAAGAATATTGCAAGAGCAAGCATAATGAATAGGTCAATTGAAGGTGATGTTCAGTTACATGCTTCAGGATCAGTTAAAGCAGAAGCGGCCGCTAATAATATAGAATTGAAGTCAGCCAAAAATACAATTATTGATACAGGCGAAAAAACAAGTATTAAAGCAGGCGGAGATGTTACAATGTCAGGGCAACAAATTGTAGAAAAAGCAAATAAGGTATTAATGAATAGTGGTGGAGCAGACACAGATTCAGCAGGAATAAACGATGCGGCCGAACTAGGCAATATACCTTCTGTGCCCCAAGAAGACTACACAAGCCTACAACCAGAGTATGATGCTGATTCAGAAGTGTTATTACCAACAGGCGGTAAACGGACTGAGAAATATCAAGTAAAAAGTATTGTCGGCACTATGGTAACAGCAGAGCCATTTATTGGGCATACTCCAAGCACACCTGAAAATGAAAACCCAGATAGTATAGCACCGGATGAAAGTTTAGCAGATAATATGCCAAACAACTCTAACGGACTAACAGACTCAAACGGCAATTCAATTCCTGCAGATGTAAATACACCTGGAGGATTTAGTTCAGCAATAGGATATGATGCATCTGGGAATCCAATTATGAACGCACCAAACAAAGATATAGCATCAAATTTTGGACCCGCAAGTGCTAAAAAGTTACAAGAAACTTTAGCAATAGGAACAGCATTAACTGCCGCAACTGCAAATATTAAACCCTTAATGTCGCCAACAAAAACTCCAGGTGGGTATAAAATGATCTCAATAAATAAGAAAATGGATGATTTTTCGGCAACTGTAAAACAGGTAGGCGTAGATATAACAGGAAAACCAGCAGATATATCTTCTGGCGCAATAGCAGGCATGCGAAAAGACATTGCTTCAAGTATGAACACCGCTAAATCCGGCGGAGATGTTATGGGCAATTTACAGAAAAAAGGTATTGCAGTTATTAAAGACGGTAAGTCAACAATTTATCAAGATGCAAGTGGTAACAAACTTGTAGACTTTAGTAAAGGGTTAGGAAAGACCTCTAATTCACTTATAGCAGGAGCAGAGTTAAATGCTACTGCTGATGTTGTCAGTGGCTTAGTAGGAGGTGTTCAAATGTCAGATAATCAATTTGCGGCTACTACTTTGATGGCTAACCACGTCGGAACTGACAATTTTAAACAGAGCAGAACATTAAAATTAATTCAAGGAAATAATTTTGCACCTGTTCCAAATAGTATGTTAGATTTTAATAAAGGAACCGTAGGCAATAGTGGAAAAGTTGTAACAAGACAAGATTATGTTCAACGAGGCCAATATTATGGAGAGTTATTTCAAACACCTGATTCAATTCAAATGCCTTCACCAACTGGCATTTGGGGAACAACTGCTAGCCAGGTAAAAGCAGAAAGACGAAGTAGATTATATGCTACTACTTAGATTGTTTGTTATATTTTTGTTGTAAATCAGCAAATTTAATGTAGGCCCGGTATTTTCCTTCTTGTTCTTCAGCAACCATTTTTTTAAGTCTTTCTATTTCGGCTCTTAAACTATTTACTTCATTATTTTTTTCAATAAGCATAACTCTTAATTGTTCTTCTAAGGTATCATTGAGTCTTTTTTCTAATGCCACTATTTTTCCTCGATTATATCTTGCAACAAACTTGTTACACTATTATTTAACAAAACCCCGCTATGTCCTGCTTCTACATGAATATTTTGGGTCTTAGTAAATTTGGGCGGTGTTCCGATTTGGCTATCGCATGTAATCAAACCATCGTTACTTTTACCACCTATACCAGCAACAGAATTTGATCCCTTAGTGCATACTATATTAGTGTGCGGTTTAACATACTGCTTCTTTTGTAGTAAGTTTAAAACATCAGCATTAGGTTTATTATGTTTCCATTCAGGATCAGCAAATACCCAACCAAATATTCTTGCTACTGGTGTGCCATGCCATGGTGTTGCAATAGTTATTAAATGTTTAACATCTGCATGGTAAACACTAGCAAACCAGCCTGCTAAAATACCGCCAAAACTATGACCAACTAAAATTACTGGCTTTTTACCAAACTCTCTTTCTTTCTGTTGTTTTATATTCTCAACAAGGTCGTAGGGGTTCTCTGACATTTGATATGCTGGAGAAATGCTTTTGTGTTTAGGAAGTATTAATTTATAATAATTAAAGTTGTCTGGATCAGCATTTGCACCATGTATGTAAATTACATCATGCATTACTAATAAGAATTTCCATTTCTGTTAATTCTTTAGGCTTTTTATTTTTGTTATATCTATGATTACCTGCAAAATTTACAGAATCAAATGTTGCATATCTATGAGTTTTAGTGTCATAGATTCCATATAATTTAAATTTTGATGGCCTACGTTCATCAATACGTCTAAAACGGTCTGTTCCTGCTTTTTTGTTTGCTTCTTTGGCTATAGACCAAATCCTATCGAATTCTTTCTGAATGTTATACATTTTTCCCTCGTTGTATAATGAATGAAAGTAAAGTTAATACTTACCGTTATGCATTGTTTAAGAAGATAAAAGTGGCAGTATAGTTGATTAAAACATCTTTTAATGATTCTGATAAATACTATTATGGCAACAATATTTAAAGGATTTAACACAGTTAATAAAAATAAGGCACCTTTTGGGTTAACCGACGAAGAATTAATCAAACGCGATTTGATGAATCATTTTTATACTAGACTGGGCGAACGACCTATGCGTCCTAATTTTGGTAGTAGAATACATGATATATTAATGGATCCATTAGATACTATGTCAACACAAGATATAAGAGAAGATGTAGAGAGAATAGTTGCATCAGAATCTCGTGTAAAATTACGAGATATAAGAATGGATTTTCAAGACCATACATGCAGAGTTGAAGTAGACTTGAACTTTAACATTTTACGAACAGCAGATACTTTGTATCTGGAATTTATTACTGAGGAGGTAGGCTAATGGCACTTATATCAAGACAAAATAATTTATTTGCCGCCGAAGATTGGAAAGTAGCCTATAAGGCATTTAGCGAAGTAGATTTTCAGGCGTATGATTTTGATACAATAAGAACAACATTAATAGAATATATTAGAACAAATTTTCCTGAAACCTTTAATGATTATATTGAGAGTTCAGAATTTATAGCAATTATAGAAATGTTAGCATTCCTTTCACAATCACTTACGTTTAGAATGGATTTAAACAGTAGAGAAAACTTTTTAGAAACTGCAGAAAGAAGAGATTCAATATTTAAACTTGCAAGAATGTTAGGATATAATCCTAAAAGAAATATTCCTGCTAGTGGGCTAATGAAAATTGAAGCAGTCAGAACTTCAGAACCATTACAAGATAGTATTGGTAATGACATTAATAATGTAAATGTTTTCTGGGACGATGCAAATAACCCAGAATCATATGAACAATTTATAACAATTATAAATGCCGCGATGGCATCATATAACAGATTTTCACAACCAGCAAAAAGCGGAATGGTTGCTGGTGTAAATGTTGACTTATACGAGTTAAATACTCCTATTACAAACCCAACACAATTTGACTTTACATTAGAAGCAAGTGGTGTTACAAGAAATTTTGAAATAGTCAACACAGATTTTTTAGACAATGATGTGTTTTTTGAAAGACATCCGAATCCTATAAACAACTTTAACTTAATATATCAAAATGATGGGTTAGGTGTAAGCAGTAATAATACAGGATTTTTTGTAATGTTTAAGCAAGGTGATTTAAAAACGCAATCATTTAATTTTGCAACACCAGTAGAAAACAGAGAAGTAGAAATAAACATTCCAAATATAAACGAAACAGATTGTTATCTACAAGAAATAAATACAGACGGAACAGTAATTAACGAATGGAAAAAGATTCCAAATACTGTTGGCCAAACATTATATTATAATGATTTAGCATTTGGTCAAAGAAATTTATTTGCTGTAGAGAACCTTAATAACGAAGGTATTAAATTAAGATTTCCAGATGGCAATTTTGGAAACATTCCTTTTGGTAACTTTAGATTTAGTTATCGAGTTAGTGATGCTGAAGATTATACTTTATATCCAGAAGATGCAAGATTAACAACTGTAGGAATACCTTATGTAAGTGCTGATGGTGACCCGCAGACATTAACGATTGTGTTCTCATTAAAAGAACCAGTTGGTAATAGTGCAGGTCCTGAAGACTTAAATGCAATTAAAGACCGGGCACCAGAAACTTATTATACTCAAAACAGAATGGTAAGTGCTCAAGATTATAATGTATTTCCTTTAAGTAAAAGTTCAAACATACAAAAACTTAAAGCAGTTAATAAAACCCACGCCGGGCATAGTAGATTTATTGATATTAATGATCCAACAGGAACATATCAAAATGTTGAAACATTTGCAAATGATGGCGCACTATATTCAGAGATTAAAACATCGACAACAACTTTAACTATTAGTGATAGTATAACTCCAACAGAATCAACTGTTACACAAATACCTTTGATGTTAAAAGGTAGGAATTTAAATAACTTTGCTTATGATAATTTTAGAGAAATATGGGAAACAGAAACTGCAAACAAATTTGATTTAAGCGGTCTTAACGCAAGATGGATGACACTTCCAGTAACAACTGGTGATTCATTAACTGGTTACTTCTTAGAAGACCAAACCGGCACTGACAATATTTTAGACGCATCATCCCCGTTGTTTCAAATGTTTAAAGAAAGTAACTTTGTTAAATTTGCTGACCCATCAGATATATCAAAAGTTAAATGGGTAAGAATAGTAAGCATAGATAATAATGGTTTGCTATCAAGCGGATTGTCAACATCAGTTGGGCCTGTAAAAATAAGTGCAAAAGTTGACCATGGTTGGAAAGCAATGGAAGTTATAGCAACTATAAGAAGAACATTTTTAAATACAGAAGTTAGTGCTATCGTTTCAGAACTTGAGAATAAAAGAACATTTGGTTTAGGATATGAGCCTACAGATGATTCATGGTATGTTATTGCAAATGCAGATTTAAACAAAACAGGTGACTGGTCACCACAATATGGTAAAAATACATCTGAGTCAGGGCTAGATGCAAGTTGGTTATTGAAGTTTTCATATAATCCATCGGCAACTGCAACATATTCTTATACTACTGAAATACGAGGACAACAATATATAATCCAAAGTAAAAATGATCTTAAGTTCTATAATATTAATAATGTTAAAGTAGCAGACAGTTTTAATACTGCAAGTAGAGATCAAATTGTTTTAACTAAATTAAATTTTAAACCTGGCGGTGTTGAGTCATTTACTTGGGCAGATTCTGGAGTAGACGGAAATCCGGATGCATATTTAAGTAGTGAAACATCACAATATTATACTCCAGTAAACGGAAGACCAAATATTCCTTTAAGAACTAGAGATACAAAATATCATGACATTGGTATCAATTGGATAACCAATATGGGGATATTTAAAAACGGCAACGAAGCAGGTAACTTATTTGTAGATGCACAGGCAATATCTTTACAAACATATAAATTCCAAACAGCGGCCACAAACTATTCAGGTAATTATCCAAATGTATCAATATCAGATTACGCAGGACAAATAAATTGGTGGCCTGCACAGGTAAATGTTGCATTTACTACAGAAACATTTGGGGTAGATCTTTATAATGCAGGCGGCAATGTTGTTTATAGAGACCAACTGGCTAACGGAACAGTTAGAACATTTACTGCTCAAAGCAACGGAACAACATTAGATTCTACAGGAACCCTTACAGGTCGAATTAAAAATAACTATGCAAACGTTTCTGCAGGAACCGGAACACTTGCAGTAAGGAACTGGGACGGTTCTGCTGTAACAGGTAGACATAGTTTTGTAGCAGATGGAACTGGAAAGTTATCGCAAGACAAAATAGAAGTTACTTATAAACAAGATAAAAGAAAACTAGACAATGAAATTATATGGGATGTCGTAGATGTAGTAAAATATAACGACGGCTACACAGATCCTCGGAAAGTTATTGTTGCACCAGTTGATTCGGACGGAGACATTGTTCCGAATAATCCGATACAGTTTAAAGAATTTGTAGATAAAGATGATTTAATATTCTTTGAATATTATACC